GCTGGCCGGTAAGCGCAATATTTGCCTCAGCATCTACCGTTAGAGAGCCAACAGCAGATGTGGTTTGAACGCCGGTAAGCTGAACGATCGACGCAGCTACCACAGAAATCGAACCGACGCCAGATGTGATCGACTGGCCGGTTAGTGTTACATTGGATTCCGCCCTGACCGTTGGCGATCCGACTGCAGAATTGATCTGCCTCCCCGCAGGGTAGACATTCGCTTCGGCGTCAACGGTCGGGGCACCAAGGCCTGAATTAACTTGCAGGCCGGTGAGCTGAACCACCGCCCCAGCAACAACGGTCATAGAGCCAACCGCCGAAGTAGTCTGCTGCCCCGTTACCGGAACATCAATATAAAGGGGAGTCCCCCACGCACCTAAACCCCAAGTGCCGCGACCCCAACCTTCCTGCATTTTATCCGCCTATCAGTTGGCTCTCAGCATCTCGCAAATGAGCAACCGCAGTCGTCATGATGTCGCGCACAGCGTCCGTCATGAAGTCCTGCTCAAGAGAGGCTTCGAGCTTAGTGATGGCTAGTTGAATATCTTCTAAAGCAGTCATAACTACTCCTATGTGAATGCCCATATTAAACCCTTATGCGGCGCTTGATAAGCCCTGATATTTACGGTTTAGGATACGCTTTATCTTGGCAGCGTACATATTCTGATCCCGGTACAGGCTGTTAATCTGCTTGGCGATCTGATGGTTACCCAGTCCGCGAGACTGCAGCCGGTAGATCGACTTCAACACGCGCTGCTCTTCAGGGTGCTCAATAAGCCGTTTGCGGGTCTTGTTACCAATCTTCACAAGGTCGAAGGTATAACCAAACGGCGCGGACCCACCGATAGAAAATCCGCGAGAAGCCCAGTCAACCTTGCCCTCGCCGAAGCGGTCCTTGATGTTGGCGTGCTCAATCTCAGCCACAGCCGATAATACCATCAGCATGATCTTGTTGGCCATGTCCGACATATCAAACCGCGATTTAAGGCCCTTTTCACCCTCAAACTTGGGGTAAACGATGGGCATATCACCAAACTGCTCACAGAAAAACAGGGTGATATTCGTCTCCTGAAGAACCGGAATCATCGATAGTAAATCAGAAGTTGATCGAGACAGTCGATCAAGGCGAGTGCAGACAATAACGTCGGACTCATCCATCACGTCAGTCATGGCTCTGGAGGCAGGACGCTCAAGAATGTCCATCGTGCCGCTCACGCCATCATCAATAAACCACTCATCGACCGGGCGGTTGTACTTGTTCTGAACAAACTCGCTGATCAAAGACTGCTGGGTCTCAATTGAAACGCCGGACTTGGACTGCTCCTTCGTGGATACGCGGCAGTAACCATAGATCACATTAATCTGGGTATAAGGCCTGATCATTTGATTCCTCCCTTGTAGCCGTACTCGGTCATCTCTTCGTGCAGCCGCTTCCAATCAATGTCGAGCGGCTTGCGGCCAAGGGCGCGGTCAGCAAACATGACGCTGCCATCCTTAACCAGCTCAACGGCGCAGTACATCTTCGGCACACCATCATAAACAATCTCAATCTCGTGCAGCTTACAGGTGCGGCGGACTCGGTTGTAATACACTTTCTTCTCTTGGGCGGTCATAATCTCTCCTCGTAATTGAAACTGAATTAAAGCACACCGTAAGTCGTTGTGCAATACATTATAATTTGTTGCATATAAACACGGAATAGGAGATACTCCATGAGCAAGATCATTATTGAGCTTGACAAAGAAGAAGCTGAAGTTGTTTTAGAAAACCACGGACAGATCGTTGATCTGCTCGAAAAGATTCTAGCGGAGACCAAAAGAAATGGAAAAATACTTCGAGACAATAAGCCGAACAATGTTTCATATGAAACATAAGTCTTTGAACGAAAAGAGAAAAGCCGTCAGAAAGGCACTGCAGCGTGAGCACGACGCAGGGCCAGAGGCAAAATACTTACTCAACCTATGGAGAGAACACCATGCAAGACGTTTATGAGCTAGAAGAGTACCACCACGATGGCAGGATCGGCGCTTTCATCAAAACCCGGCAGTGCGCAGAAGAATTCTTTGACGAGGTTATTGAACCACGGATCAAGAAACTAGAAGACAACGGCGCTTACTTCCACCTATACCGCAAGAGCGGGGATCTCAGGGAGGTTATTCTCTAAAGAAAAGCGTCGGCGGCACTAATCACCGCTTCTTGCTCTCGCTCCGGCAGTAGGTCGTAGATCTCCTTCCAGCCTTCATAAGACATATTTAGAGCCTTAGCGATAAGCGGCAACACATTCAAACCACGCTCGTCCATAACAGGCCCCTCCATTGCATAGTCGATGGTTGGGCCGACTATCCCTGCAATGCCTTTCACGGCCTCCTGACCAAGTTGCTGAGCTTCGGGACCGGCATCGTACAAACCACCGACAAATTCAGACGTACCCTCACGAGCATCCCGAATGCTTTCGGTTGATCCATGTCGCAGGTACTCGTCAACTCCCGCTGCCCCGCCAAAGATTGTGCCAGCAATTTCGCTCATAGCCCCTAAACCTAACTGGCCAA